AGGGGGATATTATTTAGGTGGTGGACAAATGTTTGGTTTAAGACCTTCTGCTCCTGGTTTTAGTTTTGGTAATTTAGGTAAAAGTTTATTTTTAAAACCAGGCAAAGAAAGTTTTTCTTTTGCAAATTTAGATCCATTAAAAATGGCTGGTTTAATTACATTAGGCGGAGCTGCAATGGGTCCGGCTAAACAAGATACTTTACCTGGCAGTGAAAGAGGAAAAAGATTATTAGACTCACAAGGTAATGAAGCATTACCCGCTGATCTTAGAGCTGAAGTATTAGAAGCTTATGAGTCAGGAGATGCTGATAAAATTGCAGCTATTAATGATTATTATAATTTTTTACCTGGTTTAAATGCTGTTAGATTACCAGACATTAAACCATATTTACCTTATCCAAACTATGCTGACGGTGGAAGAATCAAAGCTCAAGAAGGTGGGCTCATGGACCTTGGAGGCATGGAAAAAGATTACAGAAATGAAGGAGGCTTTGTACCAATAGGTAGAGAAGAAAAAGCTGACGACGTACCAGCAAGACTAAGTGTAAATGAATTTGTATTTACTGCAGATGCGGTTAGAAATGCTGGCGGTGGAGATATAGATAAAGGTGCAGAAGTCATGGAAAACATGATGAAAAATTTAGAAAATGGTGGTAAAGTATCAGAGGAATCACAAGGAAACACTGGCGCTCAAGAGATGTTTAGTGTATCAGAGAGAATAGGAGAAGTAATTTAATGGCAATAACAGAAACACGTAGTTTACCACCACAATTTGTAGAAGATCTAGGTAGAGATTATGCAACGCAATTAACAGGTTTAACTGCTTTACCATTAGATACAACAAAATTTCAACCAATGGTTGCTGGTCAAGACCAAGCAACTAAAGATGCTTACTCATTAGCTACAACGCAGGGTACAGGTATTGGAGCATACGCACCATACTTAACTGCAGCGGGACAATATCAAACAGGTACAGGAACGTTTGCAGGTTTACCTACTAACATGATGGGTTCACAAGATTATTTACAAGCTCAAGGAGCTTTGTCAGGACCCACAGCTTATCAACAATTTATGTCTCCGTATCAACAAGACGTAATTGATGCATCACTTTCAGAGTATGACAAACAAGCACAAACAGGTTTAGGTAACATAGGATTGATGGCGGCTAAGTCTGGAAATTTAGGTGGTGGTAGAGAAGGTGTAATGAGATCAGAATTTATGGCAGACTCTAATGCCAAACGAGCCTTATTAGAATCACAATTAAGACAAGCAGGATTTGCTCAAGCTCAAGCTCAAGCTAATCAAGCTTTTAATCAACAAGGACAATTATTTACAGGAGCACAAAATTTAGGAGCCGATCAACAAAGAATGGCTACACTAGTTCCAAGTTTATATGGGTCAGATATTTCAACATTGGGTCAAGCTGGGCGCGGCCAACAATTGTACGAACAATCTGTTCTTGATCAACAAAGAGAAGCAAACAGACTTGCAGCTTACGAACCATATGAAAGACTTGGTTACATGGGTGCTGGTATGGGTAACGTTATGGGTGGTGCTATGGGTCAATACACTTCACAAGTTACACCTAATCAATCGCCGTTGCAGCAGGCGTTAGGAATAGCTTCATTAGGACTAGGGGCTTATCAAGCTTTTAAACCAAGAACAGGTTAATTATGTTTAACAGAACTTTAAATAGACCGATGTTTAGACGGGGTGGTAAAGCCGGCGGTGGCATCATGACTGGTGTTCAAAGACCTGGCTATGCAGACGATAACAATCAGGTTGTAGAAAAATCTGATATAAATAACGCTAACGATCTAGAAAAGGTTAATACAATTAAACAACAAACTGATTTTTTTAATAAAGCTTTTCCAAAATACAACATGATGGGTTCTGATTTTTTTATGGGACTAGGTGCTAATATATTAGCAGAACCAGGAGGCCAACCTATTACTCAAGTTTTAGGAAAAGCCGCTAAAGACCCTTTAAATTTAATGATGAAACAAAACATGGCTAATACTCAAGGCGATAGAGATTTAGCTTTAGCAATGTGGAAAAATTTAGATGAAGATACTAAAACTAGAATGATGAAAGACGCACAGTATTTGGTAGACCAAGGTGTATTTTCTAACATACAAGAAGCATTAAAATCTGAAATTTATTCTAAATCAAAAAGCCCTCAAGATAGAAAAGCTACTAGAATTAGAGAACTAGAAAATACAATTTTAAGTACAGATATAACTGGAGCACTAACTTCAGTAGCACAAGACATTGCAGAACATATATATAACTTACAAACCGGAGCTTACGCTGGAGCTGTAGATGAAGCCGGAAATGAATTAGAATTTTCAAAAGTAAAAACTTTCTTTAAAGATGGTGATATATCAAAATTTGGTACTAAAGAAGATGGCTCAACTTTATATGAGCTTTCTGAAAGTGGTAAAACTAAATGGGGACCATATGAAGGTCTAGTTGTATACGACTATAGAACAGGAAAATTATTTAAAAAACAAGGAAACAATTTCATTGAAGTAACCATTGGTGAAAAACAAATAGAGGAGTAGACATGCCTTTTGGATTTGATCCTCGTAAACTTACAGAAGAAGATAAAGACAACAAGAAAAAAGAAGTTGATGATGTTGTTTTTGAACAAGCGCAGATAGATCTTGAAGCACTTGATAAAGAAAATAGAATAAGAAAACAAAGTAATATTTCTAAAGCATTTGATAGTGCAATTCAAGTTGTAAGAGAATTTCAATTTGAAAAAAAATATGGTAGCGATGCTTATCATGATGCAAAATTAGAACAAGATCCAGATTACAGAGATCCTAGATTATACACTAAAGAAGAAAACAAAGAATACTTTCGAAATACAATGAAAGATATGAAAGGTATTCTTAAGGGTGTTAAATATGGTTCTCAGTATGAGGATATTCTTCCTCCAGTAGAGGACATGAATGAAAACCAATTAAAGTTTTATAAGAAAGGAAAATATTCTACTATTCAAGAAGAGTATGGAGACAAACCAGATATAGATCCTAAATTTAAAAACCAAGTTGTTTTTGCTAGCACAAATTCTACTGACGGAGAAAAAGTTGAATGGACAACAACAGGGGGAACCACGTCAGATCCTTTTGAAAATGAAATAGGTATTACTGAATCTATTTATGGAGCTATTATTTCAGGTACCATAAAAATACCTAAAGGATTTATTAACCTTGGAGCTATGATTATGGATGCAGCAGCTGATGATGATGTTATGACTGGAGATCCTGAACGAAGTAAAGTAGCTCAAGTTGAAAGATGGTGGGACAGCACTTTTTTTGGTAACCTAGAAAAGTATGGAGAAGAAGTAGCAAGAGAAACAGCTATTGGAAAAATTACAGAAGCTCTTGTTCAAATTTATGGTGGTTGGAAAACTGTAGGAACAACAGCTATGAATTTAACAAATAAAGCTTCTCGAATTTATAATAAAGCTAGAAATTCTGTTTCAAAAGGTAGGTATCTTAGAACTTATGGTAACAAAAATTTATATGAAGCTGCTAAAGAAACTGCAAAGTTAAATAAACTTTCACGAACTCAACAATTTGTAGGAATTGCTGTGGGTGGTGGTGTAGGTGGAGCAGTTGTATATAAAAGTGAAGACATAGGAACGTTTGGTGACATAGAAGCATTAGATTTTTTACCAACAGGTTTAGATAGAGACACAAGAGCTACGGCCAAAGATGATGCAACTAGAATGTTGTATAACAAATTAAAATTTTCTGGTGAGTTAGGTTTTCCTATTATACCTGCAGTCATAGGTACAGGACGTGTGGGAAAAAGTATACTACGATCTGGTAAAGACTGGGCGTATAGTAGTGATAGTTTAAAAAGATTTATAGATAAATATTTAGCTAAAAATTTAAGAGCACGAGGTCCTCAAACAGAAGAAGTGTTTCAAGCCGGACAAAGAATGGAAGGAAAGATGGCATCTTCAGAAGCTTTGTCAATTGATTACTTAAAAAATTTTGATGAAATTATTAAAAGAATATCTAAAAACTCTCAATCTGCATCTAATGCATCAGGGTTAAAACAAGGTATTTCAGATTTAATTGTTGATGTAATTCAAAAAGGAAAGCTAGCTGTAAAAAATGGTAAAGTTGTTCCTGGAAGTTTTAGTCGAGAATCATTAAATAAATTTTACACAGCACTTACTAAAGATTTAAAAGTATCTAGTGATGAAGCACTTAATTTAATAGATGAGTTAAGCAATGTTCACGGATCATGGGCTGAATTTTTAAATAATATTGTAAGAGGAAAAAATTTAAATGTAGCAACTAAAGAATTTGTAAATATTATGAACGAAAGAATAAGAACTACATTAAGTAATCAATATAAAATTTTTGGTGACAATGCTTTACGTCCTATCAATGAATATAAAATAGCTGATGAAATTAGAGATCAAGTAGCTAAAATTTTTCAAAGACAAGCTACCAGTTCAGGTGCTAGAATGGGTATGGAAGAAGCAAGAGAAGCTGTCAATAGTATTATTAAAAATGTAGTGTTAGATCCTAAAACAGCAAGTCCAGTTTTTAAATTTGAACTTAAGGGTCCGTTAAGAACAAAAGCCATGGAAACTAAAAACATTGCAGAAAATATTACAGGCGCAGGAAAATTTAAACCCGATAAAAAAGGTGGATTAATTCAAACTGAAAAAGATTTAACTGCATTTAAAAAATTGTTTGGTAATTATGCTAACGCTCAAAAAGTTATAGCTAACATTACTACTGATCTTGCACAATTTGCAGCAAGAGACAGATTTTATAACAAAGTTAAAGCTGATTCAGATTTATTAATAAAAAATGGAGAAAGAGCTTTAGTTTATCCAACCTATAATTCAGCAGTAAAAGGTTTTAATGCTAACGTTTCTGGAGTTAAAATTATAGAAGCACCATTAGAATTACCAGCAGGTATTGCTGATGAAGTTTACACACCACCATTAAATGGTATGTTTACCACTCAAGATATAGCTGCAGGTTTAACTTATGGAGCTAAAGGTGCATTAGATAAAAAAGTAATGCCTATATGGTATCAAGCTGCAATATTAATACCGAAAGGATTAGTACAAGCAGGTAAAACAGTGTTCGGTCCTTTTACCCACGCTAGAAATTTTTCATCTGGTGCTGTAACAACTATTGCTACTGGAAATATATTTATAAATCCTCTTGAAATAGCTAAATCATTTAGAACAGCGGTTAGAACAATACAACCACAAGTGTTTGGTAGAAACAGACCTGGTTTAAGAGTTGCAACAGATACATCTGTGCCAGGACAATTTAGACCTGGAGCAAATACAACAGATCCTGCAAAATTAATTCCAGCTAGAGAGTTTACTAAAGAAGGTGGTCAATCTTTATATAGATTTTTACTAGACGAAGGAATGGTAAATCAAAGTGCAACTTACAAAGACCTTATGGGTTTAATTGAAGACACATCTAAGACTGGTTTTTTTGAAACTATTTCAAAAAAAATGGACAACAAATTATTAAAACCTCTTAAGAAATTTGGTAAATTTTCTCAAGATATGTATGTAGCGGAAGATGACATTTGGAAAATATTTAATTTTGCAGCTGAGTCTCACAGAATTAGAAGAGCATACGCTGCAGCTTTAAATCCTAGTAGAATTAAAAGAGTAGCTCAAGGATATTTTGGACCACAAATTAAATTAACTGATGTGCCTGGTGGTAGTTTAGATTCAGTAGAAATTTTAAAAATGGCTACTAAAAACGTTAGAGAAATGCTTCCTAACTATGCATACGTATCACCGTTTATTAAAGGTATGAGACAAGCGCCTATAGGAAACTTTGTATCTTGGCCTTCAGAAATTATAAGAGGTAGCACTAATATGACTGTTAAAGGTATAGCAGAAACTAAAGATCCCGTATTAGCTCGTATGGGTTGGGAGAGATTGTTAGGAATGACTACAGCATGGGCAACCATACCACCATTAGCAGTGTGGGGATTTCAACAAGCCTATGGATTTACTAGAGAAAAATTAAACGCGTTAAAAGAATTTGTTCCATGGTTTTCAGCAGACTCTACAATCTTACCAGTATACATTGATGGTCAATATAAATACATAGATTTTAGTAGAGGTTTTTTCTACGACACAATTACAAGTCCTATTCAATCGGTTATTACTCAAGTAGAAAAAGATAAAGATGGACCATTAGTTCCAGCACTTGCTGAAGGAATGGTTAGAGCTTCATGGAGATTAGTTGAACCTTTTGTATCTGAAGCTATTTGGGTTGGAGGTATACTAGATCTTTTAGCTAGAGGTGGAGAAACTAAAACAGGAACAAGAGTTTTTAATGAAAGAGATGATTTAGGTATTAAAATTAAAAAAGCTATTATGCACCAAGCTAAAATTGTATCACCTGGATCAAGAGTACAGATGGAAAGATTGTACGCAGCTGTTGTAGGTAAAACAATTAAAGGACAAGACTTTGAAATACCTGATGAATTGTTAGGTTTAATTGGAGCAAGGCCTGCACCTTTAGATATTATGAAAAGTATGAATATAAGTTTAAATGAATTTCTTTTAAAAAATGAAAGACTAGAACGTGGATTAATTTTTGAAGGTTTAAGAACTGGAGATCCAGTAGATCCGAATGATATTATTAAACAATTCTTTTATGCTAACAAACAAAAGTATGAAAGTTATAGTGCGCTTAGAAGAAAAGTGGATGCCGGTGGTGTGTTAGGGTATCAAGCAGATATTGAAGAATTATTTGCACGAAGAGAACAAAAATCAGATTACGCTATGATTATGGAAAATGAATTTTTGCCTTTTACAATTAAAAAATCTGCTGTTGAATCTTTTGAAAATTTAAAACAAGATCAAGCTAAAAAAGGTTTACCCTTTGTCAATCCATTAAATGATACAGTGTTAGAAAAAATTAATGAAATGGTAGAAGCTATGGCTGGAATGCAATTAAATAAAGAATTTGATTTAAATGTTGAAAATTTTTTATTAACTCCTCAAGGCACTGAAAAAATTATTATTCCTCCTGAAATAATAGAACAAAACGATGGTATTAAATGGAGAAATACTTCACAAACTCCACCGTTAGAAAACATGCCAAAACCTATTATAAATACTACGGCTACGGCTAATAAAAACCCAATAACTAACTTGACACGTAACCAAGAAGCGTTACTATCACCAACAGAAAAGGTAATAGCACGGAGAACATAATGGCTAGAAAAGACGAAGCATTACAAAAAATTGAATCACATGAAAAGCTATGCAGAATAATGCAGAAGCAAACTCATGACAAAATACATTCTATTGAAACTCAAATACAGAGAATAGAAAGTATATTATTAATTACTTCTGGTGCTTTAATCAGCGGTTTAATTTATGTTATCTTTCAATTAATTACAAAATAAAAAATCATGAATCTTTCACGAAATTTTAGTTTACACGAATTAATTAAATCGGATACAGCAATTCGTAAAGGGATTGATAATAACCCTAACCCAGATCAAATAGATAAATTAAAAGTATTGTGTGAAAAAATTTTACAGCCAGTACGTGATCACTTCGGTAGAGTCAAGGTGACTAGCGGGTTCCGTAGTCCAGAGCTGTGCCAGGCCATCGGCAGCTCAGTCAATAGCCAACATGCAAAAGCTGAGGCGGCGGATTTTGAAGTGGTAGGAACAGACAACGCTGAACTAGCTGATTGGATTTATAAAAATTTAGAAACAGATCAATTGATCCTCGAGTTTTACAAACCAGGCGAACCCAATTCGGGCTGGATCCACGCAAGCTATGTAGAAGAAGGTAGACGTGCACAATTTATGCACGCATATCGTGATCTCAGTGGTAAAGTTAAATACAAACCGGTAATTGGTTCAGCTAAACACTTAATCTAAAATTCTGCGCGCGCTCACACATATATCCTATTAAATCCATGACTTTAATTCTTCCCCTAAAACTTCTGATGCTATGCTTATTTTTCTTCGTAGAGCTTCTACGATTTTTTCATCCACTGTGTCGTCCGCCATTAAATCAACATAAGTTACTGATTTTTTCTGGCCGATCCTGTGTGCTCGGTCTTCTGATTGTAATCGCTTTTCTAAGTCATAACCATTAGAATAGTAAATTACGGTGTTTGCAGCCGTCAAAGTAATGCCATAGCCGCCCGTAGAAGGCGTTCCAACTATAAACCGACACTTAGGGTCATCCTGAAATTTCTTAATATTAGGTTGCCTGTCTTCTTGGGGTGTTAATCCATAATAGTCAACAATGGACCCCGGACCATAGACTTTAGTTATTTCTTTAATAATGGATATAATATCATATTGATAGTGAGCCCAAATAATAGCTTTACCTTCTGTTTCCTCAAGTACATTCATTAATTCTGTAATTCTATTATTTTTTATAGGTTGTGTTGCGCCATCATCAGATGAAAAATGCCCGCATGTTATTTGATGTAATCTCATAATTTGAGTTAACGCATTTTTAGTGGAAACTACTTTACCATTAAGAATAGCTAAAGCTTTTTCTTTCATTTGAGAATACACTTTAAGTTGATCAGGAGTTAATGATATTTGACGTTTAATAAAAATTTTATCTGGTAAATCTAAGCAATCTTCTTTTAATACTCTGTAAGAAAAAGGTTGTAATTTTTCAGATAACTCTCCTAAATTTTTAAAACCAGCAACAAGCTGTATTTTACGACCAGCTATATGTGCTGTTTTCATAATAGCATATCGCATTCTAAATGAGTAATAAGAGTCTTGATCTAAATGAAATGGATCTAGAAAATAACATTGACTAAACAAATCTAACGGATTTTTAGTTACAGGTGAACCTGTCATTATTCTTCTATATTTAGCTGATTTTGCTAACGATAAAATATTTTTAGTTCTGCTAGCTTTAGGATTTTTTATAGTAGTAGATTCATCAATAGCTACTAGAGTTTCATGACAAGATAAAAATTTTTCTGCAAATTTCATACCTTTGTCTGTACTCAATGCTTCTACATTCATTATAAGAATATGCAAAGCTTCCTCTACTTCAAATAAAGTCTCAAGTTTTTCTTGTTGTTTTTTAGTAATATTTGACTGCCATAGTATAGACACATTTCCTATATGGTTTGGTAAATGTGCAGGCAGTTCATTATTATACCAGGTGCCAATCACACCCTTTGGTGCAATAATAAGAGCACCATTAATTTTACCCTTATCATAAAGCATAGCTAAATTGTCTATTAATACTTTTGTTTTACCTGTACCCATTTCCATAAAATAAGCATAGCTTTCTTTATTCCATGATTTTTCTAACGCAGTCATTTGATGTGCGTATGGTTGTGTTTTAAATTTATAGTTCATAATTTTTCTTCTTTCTACTTGACAAGATAACAACTCAGACCTATATTGTCAAGCATGAAAGAAAAAAAGGTTTATGTAATACAAGAAATTGCTGGTAGTGCTGATGGTAGACCTAAAATAAATATTATGGGTGCAGCTTCTTATTCTACAACCAATGACTTTATTTTTTTATTACCAGAGTTATCACAAATAATTTTTTCTCCTGGACCATTAATTTTTAAACTTAGAAAAGGTTTAAAAAATTTTACTACGGACGATTATTTATTATTAACTGGTGATCCTGCAATTATTGGTGTAGCATGCTCCATAGTTTCTGACATGACTAATGGTAAATACAATTTACTAAAATGGGATAAACAAGAAAGAAAATATTATCCTATTACAATTAACTTATATGAAAGAGGAAAGATAGATGAGTAACATTAACTTTGAGGAAGACCAACAGAAGGTCATTAAAAAAACTGACAACTTACAATCTTTAGCTGATCAAGTTGAAAGATTAGAATCAATGCAACAACAATTTGCAATACAAGAAGAAGCATTGAAAGAAAAGAAAAAACAAATTGAACACATATCTGGAGAAGTAATACCAACTATGATGAGTGAAATGGGTTTATCTCATTTAAAACTTATGGATGGTTCTTCAGTAGATGTAAAACCAAATTATAGTGCAAGCATAACTATTGCTAATAGAGATGCAGCATTTAACTGGCTTCGTGAAAATGGCTTGGGTGATATAATCAAAAATGAGATATCCGTATCATTCGGTCGTAACGAGGATAACAAGGCAGCTGATTATGCTGCTCTTGCACAAGAGCGTGGGTTTCAGCCGACACAAAAGTTGAAGGTTGAGCCCATGACTC